TCATCCCGATGCTGATTGACGCCCTCTGATTCTGTATGGACGCTACGGTTGCCGTTTCCCCCCGGTTCGCTTCCATCCCCATTGTCTGAGGCGACGTCGCCATCGAAAAGTCCATGTGCGATGAAAGAAGGTTGTGGTTGAAAATCCCCGGCTGGATATTGCCGTCAATCACCCACTGTTCAATGTCCTGTATGTTTTCAAGGAAATTGACGTGATTCGGGTCAATCCTGATTTTTTCAGGGATACCGGCGAATTTTTTCCCTTTAAATGCCGGTTTGGTCGCCAATTCGATCCGCTTCGCCATGAGGTTGTAATTGTCGTCAATGGCGATCTGGGTTTCCCGGTTAACCGCCCCATCGCCGAATCCGTTGTCGTCCACCATATCGACGTAGCAGAGGAATCTGACCATCGGGCGGCGTGAATGTTTAGACTTCCTGAATCCGATAACGTACTCAGGGGCGTCACTGGCCGGTTCCGATACGGTATGGATTATGCATTCGTGAAGCTCGTAATCGTCTTCAAACCGGCCTTGTTCGTCAATGGCCGGAACGTACTCGCCATCCTTGCCTTGTTTGCACGGATAGGTTCCCCACCGCTCGTAGAGGATGTAGGTCTTTTCAGGGGGCTGCGGCTGCGGTACGATTTCCCCGTCATGGTTATAGGTGTCTTCGCCCCGCTTCCCTTCCGGTACGGTCTTTTCAAGAAATTCGAGGTTGAAATACCCCATTTCTTCCTGTTCGTCTTTCAGTTGCGACAGGGTGCGCTCGGTCGTGAAGATGACAAATTCCTTGTCGTTGAGCGAATAGCAATACTCCGGCGACATCATGACGCACTTGTTCGGGTACACGTCGAAGATCGGCTTATCTATTTCCGGCTTGTCTATGTAAATGGGGTCTTCGATCTGGTTATAGGCCGGTCGCTGCATTATGGGATCGGCAAACGGCATACCGTCTTCGGCCAGTATTGCGCCGGTCATTGGATCGGTAACGACCTCCGATTTGTACTCGACGTGCGAAAATACGTTGTTGACCCGCTGCCGGTATCCGCCTTTGATGATCCCGTAGCCGGTATTGAATACGAAATTGATAAGCCGGATCACCTTATGGAAGTAATAGGCGTCAGGGTCTTTTAACAGGATGTTCAGGAGCCTCTTTGCCGCCTTCGCCTCCATAACGTCTTTGGCGTCTTCGGAGTCGATGTCGGCCTCAACGTAATCGGTGGACGAAAAATACTGCGCCGCGAAGTTCCCGATCTGCGTCAGGAGTCTGGAAGTGTAATCGGAAAGGGCAATGTCGGACTCCCACTCGTTCGGCTTTCGGTTCCGGATGCAGTGAACCATGTTGTAAAAGACATCAAAATCCTCGTCGGTCTTCTCATTGTTCTTACGAGCAACTTGAAGTTCTTCTGATAGATGCCCTAAAAGAGATTTCTGGATCTCCGGTTTCACTTTCCAATCAGATTTAACGTCTTCGATTTCGTCCATTTCATAGACCTTGTTAAAATAAAAAAAGCCGCCTTGAGATTTCTCTCTTGGCGGCTTCTGACCCCCTATGGGGTTTAAGCTATATGCATGTATTATCTAATCTTTTTGTGTCATCCTCATTCCACCATCATATCTTTTCGGTTCGATGAATGTCTTATAAAAACGGTTTCCAGTCTCTTCCTTGTCCAAATAAACCTGTAACTTCCTGGCGAATCCCTGCGCCATTCTTATCAGGTCAATGAGTTCTTTCTTATCGGCTTCCGAAATACTCATGCTCGGCTAATTCCTTAAATGTTTTGCTAAAGTAGTTTCCAGCGCTGTTTCTAAACTGCATAAAGCATTCTTCATAGTTAATCACGGTTATTATTCCGAGGCCTTCTATTTTAGAGCCTATCTTAATTTCTTTCTTATCGGCTTCGGTCATGCTGCCGCCCTCTGGCCCTGGAATGGCCGCCTTTCTTCCCAATAATTGTCGTTGATAGAGTCCATATCATACCACACCGGGGCCTCAATCCCAAGAAATTCAAGGTTCCGGCAAAAATCGCTGTATTTTTCCGAATCCCGCTTAACAACCTTGTTCGCCTTCACGCCCTCCTGCTTCCAATCGATCGATCTGAAATTCTTGAAATGCTCGATATGGTGTCGACAGTTGTCTAAAAACCACAGCGTCGGGAGATAAAAACCGTACCGGGGATCATCCGTCTTGCTAAAATTGTTATAGGGCTGTCCACATATCAGAGAGTTTTTCAGCCTCATCTTGATATGCATCCGGCCCGACGTTATGGAATCCTTTGTATTCGCCGGAGTCAATCGCCTTAAACCCATCTCGCCCCTTGCCAAATCGTCGAATACGGAACTGCCGGTATTACCCTGGCTGGTCCTTGATAACGGGTCAATATATGTTGTGCGATTCAATGAGTCATCCTCTTTTAATAGCGACTCGTGCTTAATTTCATCCCTCAATTCCAGCGTCACGCGATTGTCATGGCTCTGATGAAGCTCATTCCATACAAACCACTCGTTCTTCGGGCTTACCGCTATAAACGAAACATCCCACGGCTTCTTGGGATGATAGTCGATAATACGATAATGCCAATACGCCTTGAATATGTCCGTCTTGAAATACTTGTCATACGGCTGCTTGTGAATCCGCTCATCAAATGCCTTGTATATCCGCCCGCTGACCTGCCTGAAAACGCCGTAACGACGCATTGCCAGCTCGTCAGGGTCGTCTATGCCCTCAAATATCCGGTCTATGTCCTCCGGCGTCATTACGGGGTTGTCGTCGGTCGCCCAACAAAAAGCCTCTATCCCAAACCTTGAGCCCGTATCTTCAATAGAAGGAAATCCGAACTTTTCACAGATACACTTTGATCGGTATACCCGCCGCGCCCTCTTCCAAATCGAGTCAAACATCCAGTCGAGACCTTTGGCCGGAGTAACCGAAATACTGGAATCCCCACCTTCTTTCAGCAATCGGACCTGATTTTCATCCCACTTGATTCGCTCGATTTCCTCATCCTGGTAAAGAGCGCCCCGCTGCACCGACATGAAGGCATCCAATTCCTGCGTAGATGCCATAAACTCAACGCCCTTATCTGAGCCGCCAAACGGGTCACGGATCGTTGCAATCTTGTTCCGCGCCGTGATATTCTTCTTTACAAAACCCGTCGGCCTCAAGAACCTCATCAACTCAACAAACTGCTGATTCTGCTCATCCAGGTCATTCTCAGGGACAACCTTCGACACCATCCGCAACGGCTTACTGAACCGATTTCGCTTATCCACCGGATGCATCCCAAGCAACCGCAAGGCAGCATCATACATGCAAATCGCCGTACCGCCGCCTTGGTTCCCCTTGAAGATCGCCTCGTAGGAGATTGTGAAAGAACATACTGCATCGCAACCGGGTTCGGATTAAACCCCGTTATCTGCGTGTACTTACTGTAGTCAGGACCAGACATCTAAATCTCAATTACCCTCAGCGTAGGCGTCTTCGTCCGTAAAAAATCGGCCCACTTATCCTTAACCGAATAAGTGAAGTCTCGGCATAAAATGAAGTCGAACTGCCCGGAAACGGTTTCCTTGTCCTCTGCATAAACGTGAAAATGAACCTCAATATCGTCACCAATCCGCATCGTTGTATTTCTGGCCGTTACATCCTTCGTAATCACATTGGCGAAAAGGGTCTTTATCAACTGGTAAACAGGACCATTAAAATGATGATCGAAAATCGCTACCCTTACCATTACCCTTCCTTCCTCAGCTCAGTATCAACGGAATGAGCGACAACGCTATTATGGCCCTCTTAAAAGTTGTCATTCCTTGCCCACTCTGTAAATTTCCTCCTCCGTAGATTGCCGCGCCATCGCAAGTAGCAAGTCGGCGGCCTCTAAGACGCTCTGCCTGCAAGCAGCCAAAACATCATCATGTCCGGGAAGAACCCTGTTCAACGTAGATTCCGTTATCTTGCAATCAATCAAACGCGATATTGCCAATACCTCGGCTTGCGTCATTTACTCTTCCCCTTTCATCTCCGGCAACTGCTTACAGGTAAATACGTCAATCGCTACCAATACCCACGCCAGAAAAACAAGGGTACCGGTAATCCCCCACACAAGACCCGGAGAATTAAAATGCTCTAAAAGCAAATACCAAACACACGTCCCAATAACCGGCCATCTACACGGTAGATTCGCTGGATTTATTACTGTACGCGCCATTCCTTAACCTTTCAGGTCTCTAAAGACCGCTCCGAAGTAATCCCCTTTCTGCTATCCTCCCAAACCTTATTTAAACACTTCATACCTATTTCGCCTAACGTAACTGTCACCTCATTCCCGTCAGGATGCTTCTGCGAAATTTCAACTTTGCAAATTGCGTCAATAACACGCTCACCATTTTCATCACGCAACGATTCAAAATACCGAAACGTCGTCTGTACCCCCGGCACAAAATGAACCATGTAAGAAGCATCAAATGATTGAATGTGACCATCGGGGTCAACCGATTTAAGATCGCTCACGCCCCTTTTTCTCCCTTCTGTCAAAATACTGACGGTTGATATTTTTACCTGCCCTGTGACAGCCGGTTGG